AAGTCGCTTTGGCTGATGCCTATGTTGCTCGTTTGGGTGAGTTGGATCAACGCATGGTCACTGCCAAGAACGCTGAACTCGACAGTATCTTGGCCAAAGCTGCCCGCGCCGATGCCGATCCTCGCCAAACACTGACCAAGGCCTTGTCTGATCCTGCTGCCATGCGCACGTTGGTCAACGCCATGGGCAAGGACCCAGAAATGTTGGCTGCCCTGCGTCGTTCCGTGTGGGATGTTGCCACCGAAGGTGCGCAGTCCGGCGGTGCCTTGAAGGGCTTCCTTGACACCAACCAGAAGTCTTTGAAAGTCCTGTACGGCGATACACAACACCTGAAGGACTTGAACACGCTGGCTGACCTGCAACGCAGGGTCAACGCTTTTGCCGACGTAACCGGTCAAATCCCGCTGTTTGAATCGATCGATTCCAACTTGAAACGGGTGATGGGTTTTGGTGTGCAATTTATGACCACCACGGCCCGCGAAGCAATGGTTGGTCGCATCAGCCCAGAATCAGGTGCTTTGGCCTTGTTGCTGCGAATGACTGCCAGTGCTGAGAACCAGTTGTATCAGCGCATCTTCACCAAGGCTTTGGAAGACCCAGCCTTTGCACAAGCAATCACCCATGTGGGAACGCCTGCTCAAGGTGCTAAGGCGGCTGCTCAGTTGGAAGGTATCGGGGCGAACATGTCCCAAATCTTTAACGAGCCGCTCAAAACCACTGCTCCCGGTATTGCTCAACGCATCATCCGGCAGGAATTGCCGCAAGAGCAGTTGCAGGGCCGTCAGGCAGAGATTGGCAACATGAAGAATTTGCCGGTAGTTCCACGTGAAACGTCTGCTCAGCAAATGCTCAGGGCTCTCCCGCCAGCGCCCGCGACCCGGGGCTACGAGTTCAACCCACGTGTGTCCACCACACCGCCAGCAAAAACAGGCGGCATGGGACAGATGCAATTGATGTATCCGGCCATGTTCCCCAACGATCCAATCAGTGGTTTGTTGCAGCAGCGCCAAGCAATGGTTCAGGGTGGCCAGCGGCCTACCCCCGGACAATAGGAGTAAGACATGCAGATGATTGGACAGATGATTGCAACCATGTTCCTGAGCCGCGAGATGGCACACAGGGCGCATTTGCACGTCAGTGGGCCGGGCAGCTTTGCCCAGCATTCTGCTTTGGGTGAGTTCTATGAGGCCATCATTCAAAAGGCTGACAGCATCACCGAGGCTTATCAGGGTCGTCACTCCATCATTGAGATTCCATATCTGGAAGCACCTGACGATTACAGCGACATCCTCAAAGTTTTGGAAAAGCACCTTGAAGACATTGAGGGCATCCGGTATGCCGCCGTGGACAAGAAGGACACAGCAATCCAGAACCTGATTGACGAGGCAGTGGGCACTTACTTAAGTGCGTTCTACAAGCTCAAAAATCTGAAGTAACCCACATGTGGACCCAATATCCCTCCTTTTTGCCGCAAACGCTTGTGTTGCCGCCATCAAAGAGGGTTGCGAGCTTTATAAACAAGCAAAGACCTCCTTCATGGAGGTTAAAGCTACAGTTGATGAAGCTGTTGGAATCGGAAAAGAAGTCTATGGTTTTTGGGGGAAGCTTGCAAAACTCTTTGGCGGTTCGCCAACTCCAGTCGCGCCCAAGCCTGTGGCGAAAAAGAAGGACAAATACGTCGCCGTTGACGAAACGCAGGTCATGGTCGGAGTTGTCAAGAGTCTTACAGAATTCTTCAAAATACAAGAACAATTAGCAGCACACATCCGGGAGGAGGAAGAGAAGTCCAGAAACGTCTTTAATCCAGACCAGAACCAGATGGAAGCCGCGTTGAAGCGGGTCATGGCAATGGATCAGATGGCGGCGTTGGAGGTAACGATAAGAGAAACCATGGTCTATCAAAGCCCTCCCGAAATGGGTGCGCTGTACAGCAAAGTGTTTGAGATGCGGGATGTCATAGCCGCTGAACAGGAAGCTGCCAGACTTGCACAGGAGCAAAAGGAGAGGAAGCAAAGATGGCTACGGCACCAAAGGGAAAGAAGCCGAAACCTCCGAGCAGGAGCGGCAGTCCTAACCCTTATTCTTATCCTGTACCTGTGGATGTGGCTCCTGTGGTTGAAACAACTGAGGAGCGTTTGATGGGTGTGCTGGGCTGGGTTTTGGCGATGGTGTTAGTTGCATTCATGTTGCCTTTGCTGGCGTTCTTGTACTTGGACATACTTGAGACCAAGCACGAAACAAAGCAGCAGCTTGAAAAAGTTGAAAAGTTGAGACGAGAGATTGAGAGGAAAAACCGTGACAAAAATCCTGATGCCTTTGCTGATAACCCTGTGTTTGATCGGGTGCGACGACCGTTATCGGTATCCGTGTCAAAACCCGAAAAACTGGGAAAGCCTTGAGTGCAAGCCCCCGCTTTGCACAGCTTCTGGCACATGCCCCGAGCAACTTGTCAAACCTGAACCGGAGAAAAAATAATGCCAACCGTCGTAATGAATAAATCAAGCCGCCTGACCGCCGAAGAAATTGAAGTTCGTGTCTGGGCTTTCGTCATTGTGGTTTTGGTGACCATCCTGCTTGGCGCTATGGCCATGTTCCTCTACTCGGTGACCTACGTCACCCAACCCATGTCAGGCATGGCTCCCATCGACAAGATTTACACAAGCCAGATTTCCACCATTATGGTATTCATCACTGGTGTGCTTGGTGGCGTGGCTGGCCGCTCAGGGATCAAGGCCGTGGCCAACGCTGTAGCCAGCGCACAGTCCACTGACATCGATGAGCCGCCCAAGCCATGAAGGGCTTACTCTCCGGTTTGATTGCCCTGCTGCTGACGTTCGGCGGCGGGTATTGGTATGGAAAACATGTTGAGCAAAAAGCTCAGCAGGCCGAGGTTGACCGCCTCAATACCCAAGCCAGAGCCAAGGAAGCTGCGCTGGTCGCTGCCGTAAACACAACCGCTGACGCATTGAGGAAGACAAATGAGAAAGCCAAAACTGCTGCGCAACAGCGCGACGCTGCTATTACTGCTGGCACTTACAAGCTGCGGGTTCCTGTCCAAACGACCTGCCCCGTACCAACCACCGCAGATTCCCCCGCTCCCGCAGGAAATAGTGGAGGAGAAACACGAGCCGAACTTGACCCAGCGTTTGGAAAAGCTCTTTTCGCAATAACCGATGAAGGCAACCGAGCCATTGAAAAGCTCAACGCCTGCATCACGCTTTACAACAAAGCCATCGAATCACAGAAAGGCATCAAATGACACAGCTCACAGCCAACTTCAGCTTGCACGAACTGACCAAATCAGAAACCGCCCTGCGCATGGGCTTTGACAATACCCCCGGTGAGAAAGAAACCGCAGCCTTGAAGCTCTTGGCTGAGAAAGTCCTCCAGCCTGTGCGCGATCACTTTGGTAAGGGTGTCAAGTGTAATTCTGGGTTCCGCAGTCCTGAGAGTAATGCTGCTGTGGGCGGAAGTCGTACCTCAGACCATTGCAAGGGCCAAGCAGCCGATATAGAGATCCCCGGCGTAGCTAACGCAGAACTTGCCCAATGGATCATGGATAACCTAGAATACACACAACTGATACTGGAGTTCTACACTCCGGGCATACCTGACAGTGGCTGGGTGCATGTATCTTACGACCCCGACAACCTTAAAAAGCAGGAGTTGACTGCCATGAAAGTCGCTGGTAAAACCCAATACGTTCCCGGACTCGTAGCCTGATGCCATGCCATTACAAAAGATACTGCTCAAACCCGGTGTAAATCGTGAGAACACCAGGTACACCAACGAGGGTGGTTGGTACGAATCCGACAAAGTTCGGTTTCGCCAAGGCACGCCAGAAAAAATTGGCGGATGGGCGCGTATCTCAACATCCACTTTTGTGGGGGTTTGCCGTTCTCTGTGGAACTGGGTAACGTTGGGTTCTTTGAATTTGTTGGGGGTTGGCACCAACCTTAAGTTTTATATTGAAAATGGTGGTGCCTATAACGACATCACGCCGATCAGAACAACCAACACACTCACAAACCCTTTTACAACAAACGGAACAACTACCGTCACAGTTACCGACTCAAACGGCGGCTTTATTGACAATGACTACGTTACCTTCTATGGCGGCACGGCTGTTGGCGGACAAACAATTGTTGGTGAATACAAGCTAACTTATTTAACTTCAACCACATACACGATAACAATATCTTCGGCAGCTACTGCGGCTACTGGTGGCGGCACTGTTTATGCGGCGTATCAAATTAACAAAAGC